GACACAACCGCTCCTGAGCCTACTCGCTCAATCTTAAAGGTGTCGCCCTTGCTGTTTTTCTTGGTGTGCATACTGCCCCCTAGATGCCCCCTAAGGGGCGTTTGAATTAAGATTGTTTAACGAATGTTTCGCGCAGAATGTTTAACTCTATAATGGCAAACTCGCAACCTTTGATTCGGTCTACATCATCACGCTCTATATTGCGCTTTAAGGCTTCTTCTAGGTCAGTGATTTGAGCGTTAATTACTTCTGCAATGTTTTCGATTTTCATGTTTTTGCCCTGCGTTGTTTTTTGAATGTGTGGTTATACTGCCTGACGTTTACATTTATGTCAACACTATAGGCAATAAAAAGCCCAAATTAATGGGCTTGGTTTACTATCCGGTCAGTTTAGGTACTGTAGCACCTTATATCCGGCCATTTTTAAACTAATATGACCAGATGGCGGGGGTGGGGAACCCATCTTCTTGGGTGCAAGCGTCTATGTGAATAAATCGAGTGCGACCTTTCTGCTTAATACCGATTCTCTCAATACCATGCTTCTGAGCCACTCTAATCAATTCTAACGCCTTTTCTCCGCTAACCAATATATCTACCGCCTTACCAGTTGAATGCGCTCCTGCCTTCTCTTTGCGCTGCTCTATGGGGTGCTGGGGGCTACGGTAAGCGCTGCTGATTGGAAAGCCAAAATCACACTCCTTCCGAATCTTAATCAGCAACTTAACAAAGTCTGCATCCATGCCATTCTCGCCACTGTGTTTACAGGCAAGTTCTTTGTCGGTGAAATAAACTACTTTCTTTTTAGCTGTCATTTTTTTACTCTCTCAAATGTTCTCAGACCGCCCAACCCTAGCATCCCCATCAGAACCGGCAGCATAGTGCTAGTGTCAGCCTGTGGGATGTGTACGCCAAAGCCAGCGGCAAGCGGTGCTATTAAAAAGTTTACGGCGAAACCCAGAACGCAAACCCAACCTGTTGCTGGTCGCCAACCTGCTTGGAACCAGTTGCCTTTTGCTTCTTCTCGGTTGACTGCAATCTGTGCCAGTGAGATTTCCTGCGCGTGGCGCTCAGACATTGTTGCAATTTCATGGGCAATCTTCTGCTTTGTATCCGCATCAGCAATAAACTTATCCAGTAGGCTAGTGACAGGTGCTATTAGCTTATCAATCATTATGACTCTCTTGCTCGTTAAGGGCTTCCATAGTGCCAAGCCTTACAGTCAGGTCATGTATCTGACCTTGCAGCCCTCTTAAATCTTTAACATCTAATTGAATACCTTGTATAAGCATATCCTGCCTTGCGTCATCTGGCAAAGAGCCTAGCTCGCCGCGTGGCCATAGGATTCTAAATTCTGTATTGCGCTCTATTTCTGCTTGCGACTTATCAAGAGAATGTTCAAGGGTTTTGAGCCTTTCCTGAATGCCAAAATAAGCCGTAGTAGCAACTGCGGTAGCTGCCACCATAGCTATAAGATTGCGTATAGGAATTGTGACGTTGCTGTTTTCGTTAATGTCCATGACAAAACACTTAGGCTATTAGTTTATCAATCAAAAGAACTTACCTATTACAAACAAAACAATAATCAAACCATAGATGCCGTTCATAGTTCGCTGCAAAATCCTAAACTTAACTTGCCCTTCATCTAGGCGGCGCTCTATATTGGAATATCGAACAGCGCATTCGCGTTCGTGTCCTTCTAGTTTGAGTAATGCTTCTTTGACTGTTGCCATGGTTATGCCTTGTTCTTAACTAATACTGCCTCAATGAATAAACCCATCTCGTTATCGCTTGCGCTGCTCTTAGCCTCAAAATGGAAGTCTGATTTCTCTACAATCTTAAAAGGTATCTGCCTATCATAGCTAACCATAGAGGTAGCAAATGTTGCTTCAGCCACTCGCAGGGTTCTGCCGTTGGTCGTAACCACGTTGCGGAACATTAGGTATTTTTGTCCGTTGGTCGTCGCGCTGTTTGCGTCGATACGAAACAGATATAAACTATAACCAGCAGGAACTGTGTAAACGGTGGATTGTGTAACGCCTAGCAACGCCTCAATAAAAGCGTACAGAACACCGCCATTACTAATAGTAATATCCCCAGCATTTTCACCTGCAAGAATAATCGCGCTATTGATTCTAAAAAAACTTTGTGTAGTAGTTACTGGGGTAAGCCCAGTCAAGGTAACTGTTTCAACTATTTGGTTATAGCTTGCATCTAATCCACTAATTAGAACTGACATTGTGTCACTAGCCGAACTTGAAACCACCGACATCTGCACCGCGCTAGTTGGGTATACATAGCTAGCGCCATCATTCCAGACCGTTTCCCAGTCAATGCCAATGGTTCTGTTGAAACCAAAAATATTAACGGCTTCACTGTCCCACATATTACCCTTTGCAATATCGAATCCTAAGCTGGGGGTCGGGCGTTCTTGGTGATACTGATACATTAGTAGTCCTGCATTGCATCAATGTACGCTGCATAGGCCTGAACAACTGCTTCAGTGTGTACCAGAGCACAAATAGCCTGCACCTCTGCGCTTTCATTGGAATAGTCATCACCAGCCGATATAACTTTGCGGTCAAAACTCCTGCTTAGTTCCGTTCCATCTTCCTTGATTATGCTTGCTGTGCGAACTTGAACAGCCTTAAACTCGCCGACAATTTCAATTTTATCTATAATGTTTTCTTTAGTTAGTGACATTTCAATTATTCCTGTGTATGACCAGCGTCCATCCGGCGTATGGTTATTAAGTGATATAAGTTAAATCCATGATAATAGCACTGGTGTCGCTATCGTTTAGTCTATTAACATCAATGCTCGCAGCTACATCATTATTTTTATTGTATTTAATTTGTGCTGTCTGTGTATTTTGTACACCCTGAAGGAAGTAATCAGGAGCATTAGCATCGTCAAAATTATTAACCTGTAAATCTCCATGGCCTCGTGCGTGGGTAGAGCTTTTAATTGTAAAAGGCAACCCCGTAATTCTTAAAGAGCCGCCGGAGAAGGCATCATTATTAATTCCAGTAATAGCTACACTAACGTGGACAAGTCGACCAATTTTGGTGTAAAAACCGCTGACAGTTGTGCTAGACGTTTGGCTGCCTGCACTGTTAGAAATACCCGCAGTCCACGTTCCTTCTTCATATTCATCAAGCAAGTTAGCAGAAACATTTCCGCCGATATAAACGCCATCAGCAATATAGGCTTTGCCAATTACATCTAGCTCCCTGCTGGGCGAATTGGTATTAATTCCAAGCCTAGCGTTAGGAGCATCCCACTTCATCTTTGTGGTGCCAACACTATTATAAAAATTAAAATCGCCATCAGTAGCAACTTTAAACCTTGAACGGGTAACACTCCCATCACTTGCTTTAAAATCTAGCGAACCAAAGCTATCACCATCTCTAAGTGTGAAAATAGTATTGCCACCAACTTGGGCAAGCTCCAACTTTTGGTTAGTGCCATCACTATCTTCTAGCGTAACCCTTGGAGTCCCATCAACAATACGCAAATCATCGAGAATCGCACTATCACCCTGCTGATACTTATCAGTATTCAGGTTAGTGAAGTTAGCATCTACTTCTGTATTCGTAAGCGGTGAGCCTTTTCCAGCTCTTGTAACTATAGTAGACATTTAAGCACCTTATGAAACTGTGATTGTCCAAGTAACAGACATAGTATCGGACGCGCCTTTGTTGATAACGTCAAAAGTAGTACGGCAAAGCATTGTGCCTGATGTTGCAGCGTTAAAAATTCCAGCCTCTGTAACCGCTCCAGTTGCATCACCACCTTCAAAACTAGATGTATAAATAATAACGCCAGATGCCGGAGTTGTAGCCGCGTCAAGAATCTCCCTTGTGCCTAACAATGACTCCAATGCGGTGTCGCCCGAAGCAGGTGCAGTGCTGCCAGAACCTAACGCCATATGCGACATCACGCCAAGAGAATTGCCAAGCATTCTACTAGCAATAAAAGCCTTACCTGTATTAACTACAAGGTTGTTGATTTCCTGCCTAGCCTTTAGGTTTCCGTTTTCATCGGTAAGCGTGATTATAACTTCACCTTTAACGCTTAGATTCTCATTAATCATTGTGTAGCCTCTTAGAAAGTCTGTTTTATCCCGACATAATCGTCATCGAAATAAGTAATGTCGCAATATCCCTGCATCAAAATCACCCCATCCTCTGAAGTGGCAAGCGAATCAGCAGCAGTTTTACCTACATCTGTCACCTGAGATTCTGTTACAGCTATAGAATCAGATGCGCTTTTTGTAAATGCTACATTTTGATTCTCTGTTACCGTTATTGTATCACTAAACCGCTTGCCTATTCCTGCAAAGAAAGCATCAAAAGTTGTTACCGTTTCAGTAAATGACTTAAACAACACAAACAATCCCGATTCAATAGATGCAATCGCCCTGCGAAAAGCAACAGCGGCTACAGCTTTTTGATAAGCTATCTTCGCTATGGCTTTCTTGTAGGCAATTATTGCTTTAATCATTGAAGTCAGCTCTTAGATTGAAGTTTAGCACCTCAAAGATTGTTTCTTTCGCGCCGCTTAGATATGTAATTTCAATCTCACCCTCATAAAACCCAGCCGCCAAGGTAGCTAGGTCACTTGAACCAAAAGCAAAGATAGCAATGCCGTCTGCAAAGTTTGTGCCTACATCTATAGCATTCAAGGTAAATAAAGTTGTTGTGCTGCCTTTAGCTCTGAATCGCATTCTAGCTGAACCGCCAGCAAAGTTAACAGCAGTTCCGCTGTCATCGCGTGTAATGGTAGCTTTAATCTGTGGGGCTGTATCGCCCTGCACTAATGGGTAAACTGTCATCTTATGCCTCTGGTGGTGTTGGGTAGACCACGTTTGCTATATTTGTTTCTGTAGTGTATTGGTTTGGTAAATCGCGCAGTGCTTGCCTGTATGTTGCCCATTCTACCTTTTTTTCGTTTGTTAGTGCGCTATCTGTAACCTGTGTCCAGTCTGATTCTTTTAGTAGTCCATCTCTTCTATAACGAAGATCGTTTGCACAATTAATTATAGATTGCTCTAATCCAATAGTCTTATGCGTAAATTGACCGTTAATGTAGTAATCAAAACCTAATTCTGCTTCTCCTTCAACATAAAGTTCATTCTCAGAAACATTTAAAAGCAAAGTTTCAAACGTGCCAGTAAATGTAGATTTTATTTTTCCATTGCTAGAGTCATATATTGTGTAAGTAGATACCATTATTTTTTAACCTCTAACGTGGATATTGTGCTTTCTATTATAAATAGGTCTCTGTTTGTAAGAGTTTGCGCTCTAGTTTGTGAGCGAATTTTGACATAAGCAGCAGCAGCAGGCGGAGTGTATAAAATGCTTGAAATTGAAGACGAAGAAACTCTGTTATGTAAAATAAGGTTGGTTACGTTACTAAAAAATATTCCTAGCTGCTGATTCGCCGAATTGAAAGTTTCGAATTGTAAACCTTGGTCATACGTAACAACTCCACTTGTCGCTATAGTGCCGTTTGTATTAGCCGCCATTATGCGAAGAACAGCTTCAACTTGTACCGGAGCGCCAGTTACATTTATTTGTAATGTACTTATAGTTGTATAATTTACGTTATCTTGAGCTAAGTAACTAAGCGGAGTATTACGTACGAAAGAAGGTACTGTAATTTGATTGTCGCCAACGTGTATCGTTTCAACGCCAAGATTTTTAATCTTTAACGCCTCAACACCGCCGACCAATCCAGTGTCGATTGTTGAATTGTCAATTTTAATTCTGTCAGCTTCAACAATTCCAGTCTTAACTAATCCGCCATCAATAGTTGTGATATTGGTGGTGTTAGGGTCTGCAAGCGTATTACTCAAATTCGTAAAACTAACCAAGCCATCAAAGGCAAAGTTCTT